AACCATTTGAAGCAATTAATTATTTTGCAAATCACTCATTTAATAATAATTATTCAACGTTTGTGTTTTTTGAAAACAAAGATGGATTTAACTTTTCTTCGCTAGAACAATTATTTAAACGACCAACTTTAAATGAGTTAAGTTATAATACATCCAAGTTTACTAATGAAATTCAAAATGCTGTATTCAAGAATTCAAACGATGTAAATAAATTTGAAATTGCGCAAACGTTTGATATTTTAAAGAACACGCGAAAGGGTGCATATAGTTCTACTCATCTGACTCTTGACATTTTAACGCAACAATACAAACGAAATAAGTATTCCGTTGTAGACGAGAAAAACAAAAAGATCATGATGGACGGAAACTTTCCGTTCAATGATGCAAAGAACAGAGGCGGAAAAGCACTATACGAGGAATACGATAGTTGCGTCAAATATTCAATCACGAATTTGGGACAAACTAACAATCCATATTTCCAGTCAAAAGTACAAAGAGTTTTAGATACGAATATTGAAAATACTTTAGTTCAGAGAAATATGCAATTAAGTCTCCTACAGAGCACAGCACTTGAATGTATCGTTCCTGGAAATCCGTTCTATTCTGTAGGCTACATGCTTGATTTTAATATGCCAGCATTTTCACAAAACCCTGATAGCGAAAGATTAATTGACCCATACTACAAAGGTAAATATCTAATTACAGAAACACGGCATATGATTTCTGGTGGTAAATTACAAACAATGCTACGACTCTCGAAGAACTCTGTGGCAACAGCATATGATAAGGCTTCAGAAAGTGATAATTTCTCAAGAGCGAGAAGATACTAATGCTTGATCAAGATTTTGTCGGATTAAATAATTTTGTCTGGTGGTTTGGCGTTGTTGAAGATCGCCAGGATCCGCTCAATCTTGGAAGATGCAAGGTTCGTTGTTTTGGTTGGCACACAGAAGATGTAAATCAGATTACAACTGATGATCTTCCTTGGGCGCAGCCAGTTGTTCCGTATGGTTCAAAAGTCGTGCAGCCACCAACCGAAGGCACAATGGTATTTGGATTTTTTGCCGATGGTCAAGTTGGGCGCTTTCCAATCATCCTTGGGACTGTTCCAGGTATCCCTGCGGAATTAAGAGAAATTGGTACTGGATTCACCGACCCATTAACAGTTGAGGAGAAACAAGCAATCGGAACTCCTCGCAAATTAGATACTGGCAAATCAGTTTTACAGAAGAACACAAAGGGCGTCAAGATCGTTGATGAGTTGCCAACTCGATACCCAAGAAATTTAAACGAACCAAATACATCTAGACTTGCAAGACCTGTTCGTGGCGAGAAAGATGGAAAGTTTGATGGTATTGATAGTGCTTCAATTGCAAATACAACCATTGACTTTCAGAGAAAAACACGTGTCACAAATGTAGCAACTTCGGCTGCAAGCACTTGGGATGAGTCATATCCAACGTATGCTGCCAAATTTCCTTACAATCACGTGACCGAAACAGAATCTGGTCATGCATTTGAAATGGATGACACTCATGGGTTTGAGCGTGTCCAGTTGTCTCATAGAACTGGATCGACTTTAGAGTTTGCAAATACAGGTGCAACAAAAATCAAATCAATGTCTAGCCGTCAAGATGTTACGATGGGAGATCATAGAAATTATGTTAATGGTGCAAAGTATGAAACAATTGATGGTGATTGCTATTTACTAGTTGGCGGAAAACTTCGTATACAAGCTGGTTCAATTGAGATTGTTTCAGGGACTAGTACTGCGGTTTCTGCGACACAAGCGATTGAAATTTCTGCAGGACAAAGCGCAAGTATGTCAGCATTGCAAGTTGGTATGAGCGGCGTTATGGCATCAGTTTCTGGTGTTAAGACTGACATCAATGGCGAAATGGCTGCATCAGTTAATGGTGGATTGGTGCAGGTAAAAGGAAAGGGTTCTGTTAAAATTAAATCTGATGGAATCATTGGCGCATATTCCCCATTTCAAAACAGACAAGGAGTTGAGAGTATTAACTCTTGCATTCCAGACCCTGTCCCAGATGTGCCACCAAATCCACCAGAACCTAAAGTAACAACAGTAAAAGGTCCAGTTTAAATGGGTGGCGCAGCAGTAGAAATCGCGAGAAGACGCGCAGCAGCTCTTAAAGAAGAAATGTCAGGGAGCAACTTTCCTGAAGATGGAGTTTATGCTTTAAGTCCAGAAGTCGCGCCATACGTTCCATCATCTTCTCCTTTATCTCCAGGAGACACCTTTTCTCCAAAAGCCCAACAAGAAGTCACAAATCCACCACCTTCAGAAGTTATCATACAGAAGGGACAAGATAACTCTCAGTTCTTACCAAAAACTACAGGTACGACTTTTAGTTTTAGTTTCAAAGATGGGCGTCCAAATTTCACATTAAGCGCGCCAAACGGTTCTTACACAGATATTGCAAATTCATTTATTCAAGCGATTATTGCAGGTCAAAATCCATCTTTCCCACCAAACATCACAACCACAGCCACAATTAATCCTCCGCGCGATTCAAGTGGAGATAGAGGTGGTGCTGCTGCGAGCATTGCATCGCCATCAAGTAATGCAACACCAAATACAACAAGCACAACGTTTGAATCCTCTAAGATCAGGCTATAAATATATGTGTATTGAAAATAATGCGATTTATAAATTACAGATCATTGAAGATAAGAGAGTCAAATTGATTCCTCTTTCTGAAGAGGATAAACAGTTCTACATCAAAAATAATATGCAAGAAAGAATAGACGCGCATGATGCGTATATAAATGCTTTCACAGAAGTTCAAGATATTGAAGAAGATTGTAGAAAAAGATACGGTGATGAGATCATTGACAAGTTAATGAGAGGTATGCCGCTTTCATAAGTTTAAGTAAAATTATTAAAATTATCCTCTGCCTTATCGGAGGATTACCATTACTGCAGACATTAGCGTTAATGTTTTCCTGCGTACCTATTCCATTTGTCAAACAAGGTGGGTTGGACTTCTCACAAACTGCATTTGGCAAGTTTATAACTCGAATTAAAGATGGGTTTGATAAGAGAGCAGACGCAGTATCAAATTTCTTTAAAGACAATTTCCGAAATCCTTTACAAGATACATTTAAGAATTTTAAAGAAACCGTTTTAGATCCACTTGATAGAGATCTAGCGTCTCCATTCGAAGATTTAAATAACAAAATTGATGAATTCGTTGCAGAAGATTATAAAGGATTGAAGATAACTTTATCAGAAATCGCTGGGAACGGTGTTACAAGTATTCAAAACTCATTCACTGCGTTAGAAGCATCTCTCGGAAAAGCGCAAAATTTCTCTGACAACTATAAAATTGGACCATTTACCCTTGGTCAATTAGTAACAGCTGCAGAAAGTGCCTCTCTCCAGGCAAGTTTGAATCAATTTAGAGACCACACTGATGCGCTTTCTGGTGTCAAGACTACCATGGCATATGAACTCATTACCCTTTATGGTAATGTTGCCAGCACTGGAGCAACAGTCAATATCGCATCAAGTAATGTTGTATCTCCAAATTTAAGCAAAACATCATACCCTAGAGTTGATTATGGTGATACAATCGTAATTGACTCTCAGACAAAAATCGTAACAGAAAAAGTATTTACAGCACATGCCTCTGGTACAGTCTCTGTAGACCTTTCAACAAATAATGTAAAGGTTACAACTGCAGATACTGGAACTTTAAATCTTGTAAATTGTCTATTAGCAACGTCAGGGACCATTAATCTTAATACGAGTATGTTCATCACTGTGAACGGCGAAATTCGTCGCATTGAAACTATAAACTCTGCTGGAGATTATTTGTTGGTCGATCTTCCATTCAATTCTTCTGCAACTGGAGTTTCTTTATACAAAGAAACTTCTTTTGTGGTGAATACAGCTCTTACGACAACAAAAACAGATCAGATAGTCTACGTTAGATCTCCATTTGTTTGTAATACAGAATGTTTGGACAATGTGATTACTGGTAACGGAACATCATGGACTTCCCATCTAGAAGTTGGTGATAAAATCATCTACGACACCAAAGAGTTTATTGTTCAGAACGTGACAAATAGTACGATCATGGTAGATGATCCACTACGATTGACAAAGAACTTTGCTGTCTATAAAGTTAATAATGAAATTGAAATAACTGGATTCGAAGAAGATATCGATCCAGACGAAATTATTAACGCATTTGTTATGGTTGAGACAATGACTGGCGACCCTAACTTTATGAAAGGAATGAAATCTCGTGTTCGACTTGCAAACGGTAAGTATACGTCAGTTGCAACCGAGGCTCCACTAGATGCGGCTCAAGCATTGTTCCGACAAGATCTACTTGATCAGGCGAAAGACGCAATCAAGGCGATGAAGTACGAGTTGAATAACGCAAAAGTTAGAGGATTGACAGAGTCACAACTTAACACTCAAATTGAAGGCATTATTAATCGTTATCTAACAGTCAAAGATGACTTCGAAGCGGTTGTTGCAAGAGACAAACAGATCATTAAGAATGTTAAGAACTTTGTGAAAGGTCTCGGAAAACTCTTCTCGCTCGCTTGCGGAAAGAAAAAGAGAAATAAAGGTGATAGTTCCTCTGATGATTACTTGGACGTGATCGTTGTACCAAACCCTATTGAAGATGGATGTGATGCTACCAGAGGGACGTTTGGAGATGTTCTAGATGAATTTGATCAAGAATTCAACAATGATAACTATGGTCCTGTAAGCACAAACGCAAATACGACGATCGCAACAACTAACGCATTCGATGGACAGGATACAATTCTAGGACCACTACCAAGCCAGACTCAAGGAACCGATGTTGTGGATGGCAATATTGGTATTGATAATGGTGATCCAGATGTCAACGTTCCAGAAGATCCATGTGCTAAACCTTGCTAAATAACGAAAAAGGTACAAATAAGAAATGGCACTTGAAGTAAGAACATATAAAGATTTAGATCTCCGATTGGCAGCGCATCCAGTAACAAAAGATGTGTTGAAGCGAACTGGAAATGCATCTATTATCGGTGCGCTTAAAAATCTAATTCTTACAAATCCTTACGAAAAACCATTTCAACCAGCATTTGGTTCTCGTGTTCGTTCTTTATTATTTGAAGACGTTTCATTTATTACGGCGAGTGTTCTTCAGACTGAAATTTCAAATGCGATTAAGAATTTTGAGCCACGCATTGGAATAGAGGCTGTTCGTGTGCAAGCGCAGCCTGAACAGAATCGTTATGCGGTCACAATTCGCTTCTTCATTAATAATCTAGAAGCACCTGTTACAATTAACTTGTTCTTAGAAAAGGTTCGCTGATGGCAAACACAGATCAAAAACTCGTCGTTTCGGAATTAGACTTTGCTCAGATTAAGAACAATCTAAAGAACTTTCTTCGCGAGCAGCAGGAGTTTACAGACTTCGATTTCGAAGCTGCAGGCATCAATGTCCTATTGGACATCCTAGCCTATAACACTCACTACATGGCATTCTATAATAATATGATTGCCAATGAGATGTTCTTAGATACAGCTCTAATGCGCGACTCAGTTGTTTCCCATGCCAAGATGCTCGGATACACTCCACGTTCTTCTGTTGCTCCAAGAGCGACGATTGACCTGCAAGTGATTCGTTCTTCTGGAACACAGAGCTCTCTGACCTTGCCTCGTTTTACAAGATTTCAGTCTTTGCCAATCAATGGTGCTTCATATACTTTCGTGAACTATGATTCAAAAACAGTTGATTACGATCCAACCTGTAATCGTTTTTGCTTTCATGATATCTATATCTACCAAGGGCAACCATTGAGTTATACATTCACCTACAACTCAACGAATAATCCAAATCAAAACTTTGAGTTGCCAGACGCTGGTATTGATACATCAAGTCTAGAAGTCGTTGTTCAGGAATCAGGCGCAAGTTTAAGATCAGAGAAGTATATTTTGTCCACAGACGCAACGTCTGTCACATCAAACTCTGCAGTATACTTCCTAGATGAATCAAGAAATGGAAAATATAAGATCTATTTCGGTGATGGTGTAATTGGAAAAAGTCTGACCAATGGTAATCTAGTCACTGTGACGTACATCGTCACAGATGGTGCATTAGCAAATAAAGCAAATGCATTTAGTGTCGTTGATACGATTGGCGGATTTCCAAATAGCATTGTGTACCCAGTTGTTGCGGCTTCTGGTGGTGATGCGCCTGAGAGCACCGAAAGTGTTCGATCAACATCAACAAAGGCATATGCTGCAAACGGTCGTGGTGTAACAAAGAACGATTTGATTGCTCTTATCAATAAGAATTATCCATACTTTGAGTCAGTAAATGTTTGGGGTGGAGAAGAAAACGATCCACCTGTATATGGTAAAGTGTTCATTGCAGCAAAACCAACTAGTGGATATGATATTACAGAAACAGAAAAATTGACTGTAATTAACGATATTATCAAACCAGTTTCTGTTGTAACTGTTTCGCCAGAGTTCATTGATGTGGATTATAATTATCTTAAGATTTTTGCCGATGTTTATTTCGATCAAACGAAAACAAATCGTTCCACAGATTCTCTTAAATCACTAGTAAGAAGTGCAATTGTTGGATATAAGAATGCTGAATTAAACGATTTCAATAGCAGATTTAAAATTTCTCGCCTTCTTCGAAGAATTGACGATTCAGAAACGTCAATTCAATATAGTGATGCAATTGCAATAATCGAGAAGCGATTCACACCGCAAGTTGGTGCATCAAGAAACTATACTGTCAATTTTGGAACATCTATTTCGCGCGAAGATCCACAATATAAATTGTACTCTTCTCCTGCATTTAAACAATATGATGATGAGTTTAATCTACGCTCATGTTTCTTTGAAGAAACTCCAGGAACATCTTCTGGAATTGACTCAATTGACATCATTGCAACATCAGCTTCTAAAGTATATGACCAAGAACCATCTCCAACCGTAACTATTGACGGAGACGGAGTTGGAGCTGCAGCCACAGCAATCGTTGTCAATGGTAAGATAACATCAATTCGAATTGATGATCCAGGTGTTAATTATACAACAGCAACTGCATATATCACTTATCTTGATGAAGTTGATACCACAGTTGCGCTCACCGTAAATATTCAAAATAGATATGGTGTGATTCGCAGTTATTACATTAATGAAACAACCAAGGTTAAAACAGTATTGAATCCTAACGCTGGAGAAATTGATTATATTCTTGGTAAAATTACATTAACAAATTTCGACCCAGTAAGTATCGAAGACCCATTGAAAATCTTTAAGTTCTTTGCAAAACCACAGACGAATAACTTTGAATCAAGTCGTAATAGAATCATAACAATTGATGAAGAAGATTCTGGGTCAATCACTGTAACAGTAAAAGCGGTTGATTAATGTTTGCAAATAACTACATCTCAACAATTGTTGAGAATCAATTACCAGATTTTATTAGAGCAGATGATGCTGCAATAACAGCTGCGAATACATCTGCACCTACGTTTACAAAGTTACTTAAAAAGTATTATGAATATCTTGAGCAAGACACTAAAACTCTAAATGTTGGTAAGAATCTGTATGATTACGCAGATGCTGATACAACAAGAGCAGATCTTTTACAGTATTTAAAGTCTAAATTTATCTCAAGTTTCCCTGAAGATACTGAACTTTCTACAGCAAAAGTAATCAAAGCAGCAAAAGATTTTTATGCGAAAAAAGGAACACCAGAG